GCAGACGAGGATTCTCCCAGTCATACTCAATCTCAACATTCGCCGGATGCTCCCACGTAATAACCGGCTCATCCGTGCCCTTATCACCCCACACAATCACAAACGACCGCGAAGTAGTCAAAGACGACACAAACCCCTGCGAAGACTGAGACGGCAACTCGTTCAACAACCACTGATCCCAAAGCGCCTTAGCACCCTTATCGGCACCATCAATCTTCACACCAATATGCTCAAGCCGTTCAGCCTCAGCATCAACCACAGGCGCACACCAATTATCCGAAAAGTCCTTATACCGGTGCGCATTAGCCCGCCGCCACTCATCCGTAGCAAACTGCAAACGATGACGACCCCGATAATAAGCCTGAGTCACCTCAAGATCCGGGCGACGATGATTCAACCGACGATAAATCCGGTTCACCATCTGGAGGGCGGTAGCCGCGTCCATCCGACCTCCCACACACTATTCAATTAGAAATACACGTACTCCGGATCATCCGAAGAATTCAAACCAGCCGCAATCGCATCACAAACAGCCTCATGCGCCAACACCGACGACATAGCCATATCAATCTTCTGTGGCTCCGACGCCTTACCCAAAATGTAGACGCGCTGCTTAGTCAACGCGTCCATACCGCGTGCCCGAACAACAGCATTACCTATATGAGCGGCAACATCCTCATCCGCGTCATGCCGGAACTTGGTGTCCTCGTCATACACATCATTACGGAAACGCTCAAGCGACGCCCACATGCGTTTAGTCGAGTTAGTAGGCCACTTGATGAACACCTTCTCACCATAAGCGGCAGCCCACTCATCAATATCCGTTTCCCAAATCTCAGGGTCACAGTAAGCGCGCACCACGTTGAACCGTGTACATATCTCAGCAACCGCAGCACGCACCTCAGAACGCGGAATACGCGGTTTACCGTCTACAGCCCAATCCTGCGGCTTCCACAACGTTTTCCGGCCCTCAGAATAGCTCGGAGTGAACTGGAAGTAATCAAGCGTCTCAAGGCGGATGCCCGTGTAGTCGTCGTTATCCGAACCGTCGAACCCGAGGCACACCTTCGTTCCATCACCTGGGACATAGCCCGACTCGAGTGCAGCCCATCGCGTGGTCTTCAACCACCGTCCTTGACCGGGCACAATGCGGTTGCCGAAGAATCGTTCAGCATCAGCCGGATCCTTCTCCATCAACTCAACCGCTTCACGCTCCACAGCATCAACAGACACCCACGGCGCGTGACGATAGTTGAACTCGAAAATCTTGCGCCGCTCATCAGGCTTCTGGAAATCCAGAGTCTTCGGTGGCTGCTCGAAATCCTTATTGATATCCGGTGCACCCGACTCAAAGGTGCGCTGCGCAACAGAATCCTCAGCCGGATCCCATGCATTCGTTGTCTCGATAGACCTGCCGCCCATACCAGCCAAACCGCGGCGCTGAGTCTGCGACAGCTTGTGACCACCATTGCTCGCGGTCCACAGGCCCGTCTCGTCCTGTGCGGCGAACGTAATACGCTGGCCGAGCCTCGAGGTCGCCTTAGACGTAACCGTATCAATGCGCCCACCACCCGGAAGCCGGATGAACTCTTCACCCGTCTTTGGAATCAGCTCAGCAAGCGGACCCTTCTCGATCATCGGGCGGAGCGCGTCATACGTGTTGTCCGTCTGATCCTCAGACGTAGCCGTAATCTGAATCAAGGGAGTCGCCCACGGCATTCCCATCGGTTCGCCAGGCGCATACTCATACACGAACCCGCAACCGCAACCGAAGTCCCGGCAGTCATACACATCGCCAGACTCGGCCCACCCACAGAAAACAACAGGACCGCAACCCTCAACACACGTGAACGCAGCAATCAGCGGAGACTTACCCCACTTCTGCGCCCGCACAAGCTGCGAACGCCGAAACACAAACGCATCAACAGGCTTCTTAGGCTTCGACACAACCGCACCCGACACCAGGTAGTGTCGGCCAACGAAACGCGCCTGATCAGAACCCAACAGGAACGGCGTACCCTGATCATCACCATCCGGGATCACACAATGCGCCTGAATCCAATACAACACCACCCGCAGAACCGCGTTAGACCGCTCCATCAACTTCATCCAGAACGCTCGAAAGCGAATCAGCAGCACGAATCGGAGTCACAACAGCGTCCCGAACCACCGGCTGCTCAATCTTCCAACGCAACGAATTCAGACCCACCGTCGACAACCCCAACTCCGCCTCCATGCGAAGCACAGCCGTCTTCAAACCACTAACCGCACCAGGCTCCGTCGCCTCCAAATACGAACGCACATACGCCGCAACCTGACGCTCAAGCCCCAAAACCGCCCACTGATCCGCCTGCGGCTTCAACCACAACTCATCCCACAGATCCAACTCAGCGGCAGACGCCGCAGACAACGGAAACACCGGCTTCACACCATCAAATCCATCAGCAGGCAACGAAACCCAGCCCGCATCATCCTTACGACCCCTGCGCAAAGCATTCGGATCCGGTGCAGGACCAGACCTAGCACGAGCACCACCAGAAGTCATTTCAGCCCCCACTCAACTGCATTGCGCAGGCACCATTGCGGTGCAGAGATTCGAAACTAGCTACGAAACAAGACCTTTTGAACCCGACACACCAAAAAACTACCTGGCCGGCGGCAGAACGCCATTCGACGTTGGTGGGTCCACCCCCACCCCTCATCGAAGGTTTGTTCGATGTGATGATGTTTGCCTACCCCTATGTTGCATGCCAGCCGCCGGGTTGTAGTGTTGCGGTAGACCTGTCGTGGCATGGCTTGCATAGTCCACGTCCATGTGTTGGGTCGTTGGGATCCATGTCTGCGTCGAGTAGTTCTTTGCGTGACCGTGGGTAGTGGTCGGCGATGGTGCTTTGTGCTGCATTGCATAGCACGCAGATGGGGTCGCGTGTGAGTACTGCGTTGCGGAAGCGTTTGTGTCCTGCGCTGCTGTAGCCTCGGTCGCCGCGTTGGTTGCTGGCTTGTCGTGTGTGTTGTGGGCAGCGTGTGGTTGTGCCGTCGTAGATGGTGGGGCAGCCAGCAACGGAGCAGACTCTCATGCTGTTTCTGTGTCGGTGTTTGCGTAGTATTCGAGGTAGAGCATTGCCCTGATATTACCCACCACTACGCCGAACAGGATCAGGCGCGGTCGTTGTCTTTGTCGAGGCAGCAGTACATGAGTGCTGATGCGCTGGTGTGTTCAGTTCCGCAGTCGGGGCATTCGTACAGCTCAGTCGACAATGTATGCCCATCGTTGTGCCTGCTTGATAAGGTCGTCCGACAATTGAGTCAGATCGGATACTCGGTATGCCGCGTTGTATGTTGTGGTTGGTTTGCGTCGCGCCTTGTATTTCCTGAGTATGCGGCGTGCGTCATGCTTCATGATCGCCCTCGCCAGCTCGGAGTTCGCGGAATAGTTGGTCGATTTCTTCGGCGGTTGCGTTCATGCGGACACCACCAGTCCGAATAGGACGCCTACTAGAAGGACGCCTATTCCGAGTGCGATGTAGCAGATAACCGCTGTGTCTGTGTTCATCGTCCGTTGATCCAGTCTGCGACTCGTGTGATCCATGATGGTTTGCGTACTGCGCGTCTGATGTCGTTGATGATGTGTTGTCGCGCTGCACGGTTTTCGTCGTCTAGCTTGGCGAGTTGTTTTTGTAACCGTTCTGCCGCGTCAACAACAACCTTTGACGCTTCGTTCTGTTGCATTGTGTCCACCTTTCTGAGTTGTTCAGGGGTGGCGTGTGGGAACGTTTTGTTGATGGCAAGTTGATAACGCGTGCCCGAAATGGGAGAAACCCGCGATTTCTCGCGGGTTTCTTAGTTGATGGCAGGTTGATTCAGGCGACCATTTCGCGGACCTGCAGTAGCGCTTCACCGAACTTGGTGTTGAACGCGGCCCATGCGTTGCATCCCTCGATGAAGTGTTCTTTGTCGTTGTTCTCCAGCATTGCCTTGATCTGGGGGTCTTGGCCGAGGATGAGGATGACGCCGGCTAGTACGGTTCCGGCTGCAACGTCCTTGAGTTCGAGGTTGTTGTTTTCTGCGAACTGCTTGAGGTTGATGTCTGTGCTCATGTCTATAGTGTAGCGCGCTTTACACACATGTGTCAAGCGTGGTGTACAATATTTCTTGTGAACATCGCAACCCTTGAAGACGCCGTACGCCGGGTCAACGAAGCCGAAGCAACCCTCGAGAGGGTCAAAGCCGTAAGAGACGCCTACGTGCGGGATATGCTCGCGCAAGGCGCGGGTCCAACCGATCTGGCGCGGATCACTGGGCTGTCGCGGGAGCGCATCTACCAGATCAAGTCCGGTCGACGGTAGTGCTGTAAACAATGCGTTGGGTTGCGAGTTGTTTCGCACCGTTGTGGTGCCATTGTGGTGTGCAGTAGTCGCAGCATGGCCCGCATTCGCATTCGGGGTCTGTGCATGCGTGCCGGCATTGGCAGTTGCTGTATAACGGCATCAGGGTTGTCTCCGGCTGAACAGGATTCGTTTGGGTAGCCAGCCGGCGTCGCGGAACCAGTTCTCAAACGATCCCGGATACACGGCTCCTACCGGCCTGTCGTCGTCCCACAGGTGTATGCCTGCGTGTCGTAGTGATGCGTCTGCGAGTGAGCTGCAGATCCATTCGCCGTTGTTGGATAGCCAGCGCATGAGCCAGGGTGGTGTGTGTTGTCTGGTGAGTAGTCCGATGCCGATTGCGATGTCGTCTGCCCAGCCGTAGTTTTTGCCGAGTTGGGCGTTGGCGAAGTCTGTGATTTTGGTGATCTGGGCTTCGGTGTATTCGAATCGTGACCAGATGATGTTGGTGAAGTGGCCGTAGTCGCGTTTGGTGACGTGGGGGTATTCGGCTGATACTAGTCCGTCTCCTACGTCGATGACCATGTGGTTGACGTGGGATCGGGTGAACATGCGGATGACCCAGCTCGAGAATCCGTGTGTGCGGATGATGCCTACTTGACCTTCGTTGTGTGCTGGTTTGATCCATCCTTTGTGCCAGCCCAACATGTGCGGCCTTCCCTAGTTGTCGTGCATCTGCTCGAGGATTTCTTGGCGTGCCGTGCGTCGTTCGCGACGGTGGGTTTCCTGTTTGATGGCTTTCACTGCGCCGGCGCGTTGCAGGTAGCAGTACAGGTGCCGCCAACTGGTGTATGCGTCTTGTTCGGCCCATGTGGTGATGTGTCGTCGTGGTGGTT